TCAAGTTATTGACTTGCGCCAGTACAGCGAATTCGGCCAAGCCCACGGAAATTGCGGCTGGTACAAGCGATACCCCGAACGTATGAAATTATTGGCGGAAGCAACATTATCGGTCGTGTCCGACACGATGCAGCGCCATCCATTCTGTCGCACCCGCGATTCCATCGCGCGCATCAACCGCAATTGCAGATCGTTTCCCCGGTGTTTGCTCAGCACTCCCACCCGGCAAAAATATCCCGCATTTGCTGCGTGGGTGGATAGGACGACGCCGGCAAGCGCAACCGGGATCGCCTCATGGTAGGCGAGCCACCAATGCCCGTGATCGAATTCCGGAACACGTGCGCCGCTGAAGAATGTGAGCTGATGAAGCTCGGCCAGGGTCTCGGCGATTTCGTCCTCATGTGCGTTCACCTCGCGAATCCTGTAGATCGGACTCACCTCAGGCATCGTCGAGCCTTCTCGATTTCTTTTTCGCTGATCCCGTTCGCTCGCGCCCAGGATTCCACGGCCGCCTCGCCATTTTGGGCGACAGCCCTCCTGATGACCCAGCATGGGTAGGCGTGGGCGGGGCCTGACAACAGCAACAGCGCTGCCGTCAATGCGCAGATACGCGTCATTTGCCGAGCATCGCCTTGGCGCCGAGCCACACCGCGCCCACAAATCCGGTCACTATGACCGTGATGACGGCCTTGAAAGTATAGCTTTGGGCCTGCTCCACGCTTTTGCGCCAGCGCCTCAAGTGCTGAAAATCGGCCCGCAGCTCACGTCGATCCTGCTCTTCGATTCCGAACGATGTCAGGAGGGTCGCAACGGTCCGAAGAACCACGGCATCGATGTCCTCGTGCCGAAGTCTTTGTTGTTCGGTCAGCGTCTCAGCGACGATGGTCCTGATATCCTCATGGTGCACGGTGTTCATCGCTTGTTGATCCCCTATGCTCCCGCCCCGTGACTACTTGTTAATCGCTCGGAGTCATCGCTTGATGATCCCGAGGTCATCGCTTGATGATCCCGAGGTCATCGCTTGATGATCCCGAGGTCATCGCTTGATGATCCTCGCGACGTTCTCGAATCCGCGCTTCGCGAAATAAAAAGCGACGACGAGATTGGCGGTTGTCGAAGCAAAGCCTGCCAGCGGATCGGTACTGCCGAGCCTGAGAACTTTGTCCCAGATCAGGAGTTTCGCGAAATAGATGGCAACGGAATAACCGATCAGCTTGTCGGGCTCATACCAGTGCCCGATTTCAGCCGCGCGGTATTGCAGGATTGCGTTGGTCTCTGAGACCTGCGCGGCGATCTCTGCGGAAGCCGTTTCGCTCGCGATTTTTTCGGACGTGTTGCCGGCGGCGAGCTTCGCTTTATAGGCATCGATCAAGCCCTTCACGACCGGGCCGCCGAGAAATGACAGCAGCGTTAGCCACATCTCAGAGTGTCCGGCGGCGCGTCAGTTCGGTAATCACACCGGACACGATGAGCCATCCCGTAAGCCACCTCGGCCCAAGCAGCGGTGTCAGATCCGTTGTCGATAGAACGCTCCAACCGACCGCAAAAACAAGCTGCATTCGCGCCCACGCGATCGTGGTCGAATTGTCGAACCACGCCTTGATCTTGGGCCACATACTTATTTCCTTCCGAATAGAGAGAGCACAAATGCGATAAACGCCGCCCAACCTGTAAGTCCTTTGGTCTGTGCGGGTGGAACGGCAGGCGGCGGCGGAGTGGGCGTTGTGGTCGGGATCTCCAACATTTCGCGGCCAAACGAAACGGTTCGATCCAGCGCCATCATCGCCATCAGAAGGCCGACGCAGCCGAGCTGCTTATCGACCGCGGTTGGATCATAGACGCCGTCGCGGATGTATTTCCCTGCCGCGTATTGATCGGTCCCGGCCCAGATATAGGGAGACGGAACGCCGCGAGAGGCATAGCCGAAGCCGTTATAGCCTTCCAACTCGGTCAGCGTGCCGCCGATGCTCCAGTCGGTATTGCGCGCCGCATGAGGTGAGCAAAGAACGAGTGCATCGATCGCGGCCTCTTCCCAGGATCGGAATGGTCCCCTGCCCGCCGGAGCATGGACGGAAATCCTGTTCCAGGGATCGCCCTGAGCCAGGCTCCTGGTCCAGTCCTGCGAGGACTCCCGTTCGTGAATCACGGCAATGACGAACCAGGGCACGCCGGTCTTTGCGGCGACGGCCTGATAGCGCCCCTTTGCGACCGTCGTGACGAGATGACTCGCGATGGAAGCGCAATCCGCCTTTCGCAGCAGCTTGGCGCTCGCCCAACGCGCCGCATTCGCCTGCTTCAGCGCGGTCAGGTCAGTCATCTATTGCTCGCTTGGGGGTTGTGGTGTTGGTGGACGAGTGCGCCAGCTAGTTGTCCAGCACGTCACACTATTTTTTCGCCTCACAGGTGACGTGAGCCGCCAAATACGCCGGTAGTTCTACGGATATTTTGACCGCGGTTGCGGTGCATGCTACTCACGTGGCAATGGGGGCAAGACACACTTACTACGACTACATTCGTGCGTTCGCCGCGCTACTTGTCCTGTTTTGCCATAAGGGGAAAATGCCGGGCGGACCGATCGGCGTAAGCATTTTTTTCTGCCTGAGCGGCTTTCTCATCACCAAGATTTTGATTGGCCTTCCCAGCACATCAGCTCTCAACATCGCGAATTTTGTTTTCCGCAGATTCATGCGGATTTTCCCGCTCTATGTCGCGACCATTTCGGCGGCCATTCTGTTGGCGTGGCTGTATCGGCCCGAACGTCTTCCCCACCTCATCGCCGGTCTCCCAGGGTTGTTGACCTTTACCCAACTTCCAACCGGGGCCGGCTACGCAACTGCGGTGGCGTGGAGCCTCCATGCGGAATTTTGGTTCTACGTCTGCTTCCCGATCGTCTTTGCGATCACATACAAGCGGAGGCTACTGCCGCTTGCGATAGCGGCCCTGATCGTAGCGAGTATTTTCGCCAAGGTTTTCGCAGGAGCCCAGGACGAGTGGCCCATAGCAACGGGCCCATGGTTCACCGTCCTTTACCTCGACACGCTTATGTATGGTGCGATTTGCGCGCTCCTAGTCGCAAATCGCTCCGCTGTAGTCGGCCTATTTTCCTCTAAATTTTGGTTTTGGGGACCACTCACCGCCAACCTGATGATTGCCAAACTCGGGCCGCTCAATCATTGGTACTTCGAAATGAGCGTCGCCGCGTTGCTTTGCGCCGTCGCCATCCTTCATTACGAGGCGACTAAGCAACACATGAAAGACAACTTCATTGCGTGGCTCGGGCGAATTTCCTTCTCTCTGTATCTCGTTCATGCGGTGGTTCTTGACTATCTCCCCTATGAAAAGCTCCCCGACATATTAGATACCCCGTCCTTCTTTGTTGTGGTTCTCGCCGTCTCCATTTTTACCCAGCGGTTTATCGAGCGACCCGGAATTAGATTGGCACATGAGATCGCGGGTTTCCGCGCGGCCAAACGAGGGTCAGATGGCCCGCAAGAGGCTATTCTCAAAAAATCCTAATGATGTAGTTGCAGACGATGGTAGGCTGAGTTGTTCTGAACGGTGTCGCCGTGCCGCCTTGCGCAATGCCGCTAAACGCGCCTGTTCCAGTCGAGGTTAGTACTCCGGCTATCGTGGTATTAGCCAGCGGCATGAAGGAATTGGAGCCGCCGCCAAATCCGGTCACTCCTAAAGTAACACCTTGAACAACAATACCGGATGTTGAAGTCACCGCGACACTAACCGAGCCAACCGGCGTATAGGGCGGAAGATTTGGCGTTCCCAGGAAGTTCGATTCTCCTCCACCCGCTGCCCCGAGCGCGGTCGAGTTGCCGCCGAAGTAGGTAGATGTAAGGCGCGCTGCAGTACTTTCTCTCATCGCCGAAACCCGCCCGGTTTTATCCGGCAGATTGAATGTGGTCGATCCGTCACCCGCGCCATACGTCGTCGACATGATCGAGAACAGCGCGGCGTAGGTGGTCCGCGAAATCGCCTGCCCGATCGGGAACGCAAACGAAGCATTCGGCGCGGTCGTCCCCCAGAAATCCAAGCCGGCACCCAACGGGATGTTGTACGGATTGCCGAAAAATCCCTGCAGGTAAAACGAGCCATCCGAATTGTTATAGATCGCGACGTATGGCGTGCCCTGAATGATGGTGCCGGGCAGCAACTCCACCCCAGGCGACGAGCGCAGCGGCTTTGCTCCAAGGCCATCGACATTCAACGTTACCGTCGCGCCATTGGTTGCGTGCGGCGTGAACGCGATCATTTGCCCGTTGAGATGCGCCAAGGTGTCGAACACTTCGTAAGACGAAACCGAATACGCGGTCGACGTGCCCGCGGTGACGATCGCGCCGGCGATATCGTCGCGGTACTTTGCGGTCGCCGCCATCATGGCGCGAGCGGAGTCGTTGACGCTGGACGGCGCCTGGCCTTCGGCCCAGTTGATGGTGCTGTCCGCCGTCGCGTCCGCCGATGCCGTCTGCGACCACTTGTAAAGTGTCATTGTTCGTTCCCTTGAAATGGAAACGGCGACCCCTTCGGAGTCGCCGCGTAGGCCAAAAATGCTGATCGCGATAAATCCGTTAGCCGGCGGTTATTCCGCGCCGCTGATCTCGAGATACTGCGCGCACGGGCATGACGGCGCCCGCGCGGTAAGGAGATTGCGGATCACGCCCGTCGGCACGCCCGGGTTTTCTTTCGCCACAGTTGTGGCCCGGGCGTCGATGATGGCTTCGACGTCCGCTCTAATCTGCTTGATGCGCGCCTCAAGCGTTGGAGTGCGCGTCGCTTTGATGTCCTTTGAGGTCATCGGCTTCAGTTCCTTTTGTCATGGATTGCATTTCGAGCGCGGGCTTTTGAGCTCCGGCCATGAGTTTCTGCCTGGCGAGAGCCGCGTCATTCTGTGCGCGCCGCAGCGCTTTCTCGCGCTGCTGCTCATGGGCGGCGACATAGACCTGCAAATCATACGGCAAGGATTTGAAGCGCAGCTTGCGGTCATCAGGCCATGACCGCGGCGGGTCGATACCCGAGATATTGCTGATTGCGGCCGCTGGCGCGCCGCCGAGCGTCGGATCGGCAAGCCCCAGCTCCACATGCGCCTTTGAGATTTCTTGCACCGCCGGCCATAGCCGTTCGATGCCGAGCGAAGCGCAATCGCCAACGAATTTTGCAACGTCAGCCGGCACCGCCGGGCACCAGGAAACGCGATTGAGTTCACACCAGCGCGCGAACATCGGCGCGGCGCGCATTCGCGCCTGCGCCAGCGCTGCAAGCACCGGGCTCTTCATCCCCACGCTCACCGCTTGGCTTTGCGCAGCGCCTCGTGAACGCTTCCCATTTTCTTGCGCAGCCCCATCAATTGCGCCCTCCGACGCAGGCTGTGCGCGCCTGAACCGATCTCGCTTCTCAATTCGGCGTCGAAGTCCGTCAGCGCGGCCGCCCGCTTCTGGAGTCCGTACAGCGCGAAGTTGTCCACCATGTTATCGATCGACATCGGCTTACCATTCAGCTTCTCAGTTACTGATGCCGCACGCTCGATAAGGTCGCGTTCGTCGTCTGCCATCGCGTGGCTCCTCTCAATTCAGTTCTTCTCAAGGCCCATATCCCTTTCTCGGAATCATGTCTTTGCTTCTGCGCAGCTGACACTAGAACCGGAAATTGATCGGAGGCCGAACGGACCAATTTTCCATCGACTCGTTGCTCCAGATACCTCTTGGGGGCGCCGCCTGCTGCGGCGGCGGTTGCGGCGCCAGTTGCGTTGGATTGCGCGGATCGACGCCGGCCACGGAAGCTGTCCAAGCCGTAACATCATTGCCGTAAGGATTTCGAAATGGCCTGGCAGGAGAGACAAGTCTGAGGGGATCTGCGCCTTCGGCGGAGTCAGATGCTTGCGAGCTGGCGCTATTCGCCTGATCGAGGTAGCCGCGATACGGCTCGAGAAATGGGAGCGGAAGTTTCGCCGTGCGACCGCTCAATAGCCACGGAGGGTGGCTACCGGGATTTTCCGATTTCTTGCTAACGGCCTCGGTCAGTTGAGAACTCGTAAATGGATCGTACGTCCGACCTGAATAGGCGCCCCGCGGCCGATACTCGATATCGTAAGAGTCACCTCGGTTTTCCGGATCGTATTTCAGTCTCGCCAGCTCACGCGCAACCTCTAGCGGAATATTCCAGGTCTTGTGTTTGAAGTTAAACTTCGTGTCGAGGGGTTGAATTTCGATGTCATGGAAAGTCTTTGTACCATCCTCACCGACCGTGACCCGGCCGGAAATCCGCGCGCTCTCGTTTCCGAATACGAATGCGCGCGTTCTGTAATCCTCCGATCCGACGTCAGTCGTATAGTGCGATATCGAAGCCGCGAGCGAGGGATCCTTCTTCCCACCTGGCGCCAATTTCCCCAAATCGTACGTGTCCGGGGCAAGATCATTCCGAGCGATGACCTTTTGAATGATCGGAAACATCCCCGGGTGATAATACCGTCCCGGCCCCTCGTCCATGTACCAACCCCTATCCACCTCAACCGGCTCGGGCGGACCCCCCACAGGAGTGGGCGTACCCGATGCGCTAAGCGTATTAGAGTGGTCGAGGAATTGCCGGTACGTCCAGCTCTGGTCGTTTCTGATCCTGGTCTGATTTCCTGACATAACCTATCTGCCCCCTATGTAGAGCTCTGAATCCCAGTAGGTATCGTCATCAAAGACATCGCCGCAGTTCGAGAGCATCACTTGGGCGAACCGTCCATCTCTCGCGTTCAGAGAGACATGCCATGCGATGACCAAGTAGACATTTCTGTCTCTGGTCACCGTGCAGCAGTTTTCCGCTTTGGAAAGTGCGGCGATAAAACTTGCGTCGAATTCCTGGCCATGGGCGGATTCCTTTTTGGCTACCTCGATCGCGTCTGCTTCCGACTCGATCAGATGCTGCCCAGGGCCACAAACATTGTTCAAGCGATACGCGAATCCTGCGCACAACAAGACGAACACCGCAACGAGCGCGACGAGCGTGAACAAAAACGCTCGAAAAATCTTCTTCAGCACGGAGCTTTCCTTTGATCGTGACGCATCCAAATGAGCAGGCCGCGAAATGCATGCAATCGCGAGCAATTTTCTACCTATGATTGTATAGAACAAAGAATGAACTTGGTCAAGCCCGACGTGTTTCTTTGAACCTCTTCACCGCCGGCTGGACTTGCGAGCATGATAAAGCGCCACCGCATCCTTGATATCGCCCGACTGCGAAAGCCTGGCGGCGAGCGCGCGCACATCGGCATGTTCGCGCTCGGCGGAGGAGCGAGCAGTACCGGGCCGCTGCACCGGCGGCACAGGTTTGGCGGCGGCCGCGTCCCTTGCTTTCATGGCCAGGCGGTATTTTGCCGCGTCGTACATCATGTGCTGGAACGCGGCGTTTCGCATCAACGGTTCGCTGTTGAACAGCCCCATCAGATCGGCCGGCTCGATGCCGCTGGCCTTGGCGGAGGCGAATATCTCGGCGGTGACCGCCTGCTGGGTGGCTTTCGGCTCGCCTTTGAGCATGGTCTCAAAGAGCGCGTCCTCGGATCTTGCGAATTGCAGAAAACTCTGGCGCGCCATCTCAGCTTCGCGCTGGCTCTCGTGCTGCCGATACGCGAACAGTTGCTCTGATGTCGCTACCATTGCCTGAACCCGCGCGAATTTCTGCGGATCTTGTCTCGACATCAACTCGAGCGCGCCGGGCAGGTTTTCCGCTGCAATGCTCGCAAGCTCAGGGAATTGGCTGAGGAAACTCACCTGCGCGATCTGCGTTGCCGCATCCAGGCCCTCGAGATAGCTTTGGCGGGCCTTCTCTGCCTCCCCTATTTCCTGTTCGATGGCCTGGCGCACCTGCGGATGCCGCAGCGCTTTCTCGAGTTCTGCATCGAGCTCGCTCGCAGCGTTCTGGCCGGCGCCTTCCGCCGAAGCGGATTCGTCGTCTCCAGGCAACGATCGATCCGGTTCGGCTTCATCGGCCTGCGGTGGCTCGAAGCCGTAGAATTCGGCCGCGCCGGGATCATTGGCCAGCGCTTCAGCGCGCAAGGCGTCAACGCGCGCGGCAAGATGTTCCGAGGTCACGTTGTCAGCCGCCAGTCTCTCGGCCGCAGTTACGCCGGCGTAATCGCGGGCCGCCCGATCGAGCGAGATCGCCTCGTTGGCGGCAACCGGTTTGCCCTCGTGATCGATATATTCCCGGATATTCGGCGGGCGCTGCGCGGCGGTGGATCGCGCTTCCGCCGCTTCGCGCAAGGAGGCGCTGTCGCCACCTATCGCGTCTTCGTCCGGCTTCCGTTCCTGATCCGGCATCGGCGTATAGCCGGCATTGGCGAGATCAAACGCGGCGCCCGTCAATGAAGACTGGGGTTCAGTTGTCATTAGTGCTCCAGCATGTGTTGATTGCGGCAATGCGCGGCGAGGCCTGCGGCGACGATGATGCGCGCGCTGACCGTTTTCGCTATGAGGTTTAGAGAGGTGGCGGGACTAGCCGATGCAGGCTCGGCCTCCAGGATCAGCTATCCCGATCGCGACGAATGCGATTCCGTCTTGGCGACGATATCCTTGACGGCACGATCAACGACGGACTTTCCATGCGCATCGAAATCGTTGCCCGGCAGCAGCGTGTGCGCATTGATGCTTTCAAGGGCGAACAATGCATCGGAAAGCGAGCGCTCCAAAGCATCGTCCTCAATTACAGCTACCCGACCTTCAACCTTGTGGATGAGCGTCTGGAGCGACATCAAGCCGTCCTGATAGTCTGTCGCCGCTCCAGTGATGAGGGTGACTTGATAAGCTACGTCCATTATCGCTTTCCCGATAGGCCAGCTATAGCCCAACCCTGACCTCTTCACAACTTTTAGTTGTTGTGCGTTCCTATCGGTGCGTCGCTTAGCAAGTTGGGGAAGTAGGGAATGTTTGCCGAGAACAAGATTCCGCTTTGACGATCCCTGCGCTGGTTCTCACCGGCGCTTGTTGCGCTTAGCTCTTTTCACCGGCGTCCAATTGGTCGGCTTGTCGGTAAGATTCCCACCGCAGCGTTGGTGCATAAAGCCTTTCATACAATCACTCATGGTCCAGGGGCGCCCTGATTCAGTCGGGTAAGGCCCTGTGTCATAGTGACTGTCCTTCCAAGGCTCAGAGCATATCTTGAGAGCATCTTCCCTCTCCTGCTTACAATCTGGGTCAGGTTCAGCCGGTTGCGCAGCCGGGCTCTCGTAAGGAGCAATGCTCCCGGGATCTTCTATGGTCGGTACCGAAGGTATTTCAGGAGCAATGCTTCCAGGATCCTTGATCTTTGGTATCTTTTCCGGGTCGCTGCCAGGCCCGCCCGCTTTCTGGTTGTCCAGAATAATTTTGCCCAGCGTGGCAGCGATAGCATCGAACAGCGCTTTTCCTCCTTTGATGGCTGCTCGCGCCACATCAGCTCTGCCTGCATATTGCGAACCTGGTCTGACCGGATCGGGGAATGCGTCGGAAACAACGGGCGCTCCGCCTCCATTATCGCCGGTGTGAAATCCTTGCTGACCGGCCAGCGCTTGCGCGACCAGCGCTTTGCGGCTCTCCGGATTGACGGTCGCAAGCATTGCCTTGTGATCGCCGAGCACCGAGCGCAACGCTCGATATTGCGAGTTCAGGTTCGGCGCGCCGGCCTGCTCGCCGGAAGGCAGTCCATCGACCGGCGGATTTGGCCACGCGATTTGCTGCGCCGCCTGCGGCGCGGATGCCGAGGCGGCAAAGCCCGTAGCCGGTTGATATTGATCTTGCTGCGCTTGCAATGCGAGCAGCCGACCGAGTAGTCCACCGCCCTCCCCGAACTGTCGGGGAGCAAAATAACCATCTAACAATGCCATTAGCGAACCTCATGAATACGGCGGGAAGATTCGGTCGCTGCGCGATAATCGACGGCCTTGTAGCCGTTGATTTCGATGACGGCGGCAGGCGTGGTTTTTTCCACGTCCTGTGCCAGCAGGCCGATGTGATAGGCGGGCGCGCCTTTGTATCGATAGCCGTAGACCGGAGTGCCATCGAACAGCGCGCCAACGGGTTCGATGTCTTCCTTGAGACGCTCGTCGGAGAAACGCAGCAGGCTGAGCAGGCCACTGCCGCCAGAAGCCGCGCCGCTGGCGCTTGTCGACGGCGCCGTGCCCAGGAGATCGCCGATGCCGCCCGCGATCGTGGCGAACTGCTGCGCGCCGGACATCTGCTGCGTCCCGCTCGACGTGCCGTTTGACTGCGACCCGAGCTGTGCAATGGGCACGCCGATCTGCGCGAGCAGTCCGAGCGCCTGAACAGGAATGCCGCGGCGCTGCGCTTCCTCCGCCAACATTGCGTTGGCGCCATAGTTTTTCGCATCGAGCGCGGACTGGGTCGCGTTGACGCCCTGCCCTTGATTGTTCAGATAGTTTTGCTGCATGCCGGACAGCGTGCCGGCGGTTGTATTGCCTGCGCTGTAGAGCGCGTTAGCGGCACCCAACTGGTTGGCGACGTCCTGATTGTACTGCGCGGCAATGACGGGGGCTTCGCCGGCGGCCACGCCTCGGCCATAGGCCATCTGATTGGCGCCGCTCATGTCGCGACCGGCGGCGGCAAATTGCCCATTTACGGAATTGCCGACATCGGTTTGGATTTGCGCCAGTTGCGCGGCGAGCGCCGGATTATGGCCGATCATGCTGCCGTTGGCGTATGGAGTCAGTTGGCTCTGCAACGTGCCGAAATTGCTCTGCACATTGCCGGCCTGGGCGTTGGCGCCGCCGCCGTTCAACAACGATTGCGCGTAATCGCCGATCGACCCGGAGTACGGATTGCCCTGCGAAGCATTCTGCGAAAGTTGAGTGAGTGCGCCGGCTTCAGCGGAGGTCAGTCCGGTATTGTTCAACCCACTACCAACTTGGCCGAGGATATTTTGCAGCATCGGCTGCGCCGCTTGCCACGGCGCGGTTTGCGATTGTTGCGTTTGCGTCGACGAAGATTGTCCGCCCATTGCTTGATCCTTCTTCAGAGGCCGATTGGTTGAATTGAGCGCGCAGCCGGCATCGCGGCCGCAGGGCGGACGCGTAGGCAGGCGTGGTTGTTGGCTTGAGGTGCTTGCTTTGGTTTGGTGCTCGCCGAGCGGCAGCCACAGCTAGCGTGACTCTGCGCTGACGGGATCACCGACCGAAGTGAAAGGCGGGCCGAGAAGCTTTCCGACTGGAATTGCTGTTGCTGCGCCGTCTTCGGTCCAGAACGAAGCCGCGATCCCCGTAAAACTACGGAGCGCGACACGTCTGGACTAGGTACGAGTTATTGCTCAGCTTGTTCCTTGCGCGCTGACTCAGCACGCCTGGTTGGATGGCCGCCATTCAATCCGCAACGCGCACTTGCTTTAACAGCCGTGAAAAGAGATTCGGCACGCCATGACCATCCGAAAATTTATCGGAATTATTTTGTCTTCAGCGCTGGTCATCGATGGTGTCTGGATCTCGTACACCGTAATGGCAGTCGACCGGGTCGATGCTGGCCAGCTCGTTTATGTCGGGCCTTATCTTTTTTTCGTCGGCGCCGTTTGGATCTATTCCGGATTGGTTCGAGTGACTGGCTGGTTGTCACACGCGTCTCGCATATGGCCTCGAGAGAAATGCGTTTGAATCTTCGATACAAATTGGAATGGACAGGTGATCGGCCATGAGAAGAACGGACACACCGCCAGCCGTGACGACCGAGCCGTCATCACCGGCCATCGAATCCCGGCCACAGCCTGCCGAGCGGCAGCTCCCTTTGTATCGCCCCGGGGTGGTCGCCATGGTCGGCTGGTTTGTCGGCTGGCCGGTTGTGTTATTCGTTTCGCTTCCTTTGATGACGCCGGGGGATACTCTTGAGTGCTGTCTGTTGGGTGTCGGCTGTTGGCTCTGGTTGTCGTCCTGCTACGGGGTTTACCTCATACTGTTCACGATAGCTGAAGCGCGCTGGCCGGCGGCTAGGACGATCCGGAACGTCCTGAGCTGGCTCTTTAGCATCGCTCGGGCTTTTCAAGGCCACCACCATCACTCCGACTAAGCGACCCCAGCGACCGATCCTAATTTGGCGCGATCCGACTGCTGAGGTATCGCCTCGCAGCCAGCGCGAGAGGAAGACCGCGGCGCATGAAGGGATACGCTTTCTGCAGTGCCTGACCCATCTTGCTGTCTGGTAGTGCTTCTTCCAACGCTTGCACCGCGACCCCTGGAGCAACCGCGTGCTTCACCAGGGTATTCGGCAGAGCGCGCAATGCTGCAGCTGCCGCCTGACGACCCCAGCCTGCAGCAATCACGCCCGGCTCGGCGAGGATCAATGGCGCCATTTCGCCGATTGTTTCGGCGTATCGTCCGGCTCTGGTTTTGGGTTCATAAAACTCGCCGGTATGATTTTCGATCCTATGCCGAATACTGTCTGGCTTTATGCATTCGATCCAGTCGGGTGTATCGGCGGGCAGGTCCGTCGCGCCAAAAAACCGTCTAATTGGATTTTGGATGAAGTGAGGCGGGAAATAGCCGAAGCCGGTCAGAATCTCCCCGGCCAATCCGAGACCATTGACGACCCCGTTGGCAAGGCCGATGCCCGCCGATTTCCCGATATCCATGAGATCGAAGTCAAGCGGCTCGGACCGGGTGAGATTTCTCACGCCTCGCGCAAGGCGCGCTGCGGCTACTTCTCTTGCCTGCTGCGCCTGATCTGCCTCGTATTGCTGAATCGTCTGCTGCGGAACCGAAGAGTTAAGTACTGGCGCAGGGTTACTACCTGGAATCGACTGATACTGCCTCTGCTCGGATTGCGCGGGGAGCTGTCTCCTGGGAATGCCGCCCTGTCCACCATAGGTCTCCGGGCCAGAGCGCGGAGCAGCATCCAGCGGCCGAACGATGATCCTGGTCTGTGGAGCGCCTCCATCCTCTTGTGCAGCGGCTCTCGTCTGTCTATTAGCCGGAAGCTGAGGAAAAGCTCCGTCATCGGAGTTAGCCTGGCTGGGTTGCACGATTCCAAGCAACGTGCCGAGCAACGTGCTTGGCGAGGCTGCATAGTTATCCGGATCAAATCCGAGCGCAGCGTTCGACCCCGAGACGAAACCGGCGCCTGGCTGCGCCTGGCGGTCCGGCATTGTCGACATCAGCCTGCCGAGCAGCCCACTCTCACCGCGATAGGTTTCGGGATCGAATTCGTACCGATTGCGAAAATTAGGACCGCCCATCACTCAATTCCTTATCCATGATGGCGTGCTTTTCTTCGAATCCATCGAGCAGCTGTAGCCAGCCCTTGCGTCCGTAAATGCGAACGCGCTTGCAGCCTTCGGCACGCGCATAAGTCTCGATCTGCGCGATCAGCGGAAGCCAGCGTTTCATATCGCTGCCGCCGCACACCGTGATGATGCAAACCCTGCCGATTTCGGAGTTGATCAGGATAGTTGCCGCGGCGGATTGGACGGTTCGTCCGTTCCACGCCATCCACAGCAGGCTGCGCCCGGAAAGGATGTCGGCTTCGATGTCCGCGAAAGCGTTCAGCTTGGTGCGGCAACAGGCTGCTTTCAGCAACGGGCTGACGTGCGGCCACATCTCACTGACCCGATCAGGGTCGACACAAACCAGCTCAACCGTGGATGGCATATAGAAACGTTCTTCCTGATATCGTGGAATTGGCGTGGGTGATGGTGAATGAGCCATTGGCGATCGAGGAGACGTACATCGTGCCATTGCCGACTTCCGTCGCAGCATTCGCCGTCGTCGCCGTAAGCAGCGGTGTCGACGACGCCGCGCAGTTTTTGTCCGCCACGACGGTTGTCGCACTGCCAGTCGCCAGCGTCACCGAGCCGACCGCGTTGGATCGGCCTGCCGCGAGCTGCTGTATCGCGAGCACGATCTTCTTCAGATCGGTCTCTGTAATTCCGGGAACAAAGGCCGTCATAATGTGCCGCCGGTGGCGAGATCTGGCACCACCCCCGCGCAGAAGGTCCAGGCCGTTGCGGCCGGAATCCTCACCTTGAACCGCGAATAGCGCGTGTCCCGCCGGACGTCGCAACGACCGGTACGGGCATTCACCGGTACCTCCGCGCCTGCAATCGGCGTCGCCGAAGGCATGTCGCGAAAAGACAATGAGCCATAGAGACTCGCCGCATCAGTCACGGGCCGAAACCCGCGTATGGTTATGCGATTCTCGTCGGTACCCTGCTCCGCGCTTTCGATCGTCGCTTCCAGATTCACGCCCCTGAAAAATCCGAGCACATGCGCGCCCGAAAACTGTGCGATCTCCGGTTGGGCGGCCGTGGCATACGCATCCAGGCTGAGAATCAAATCATCCAGCGATGACGAAATGCTGTCGAGATTTTCCAGCGTCAGCCCGGTCTGAGACACGCCCAGCAAATACTCGCCGCTCGAAAGTACCGGGAAAAATCGATCCAGCAGAAAATCATAGCCGAGCAGCTTGTCGTAATTTCCGAGCGCACCGGAGACGGATTTGTAGGCCCAATACACTCGCGTGCTGCGTGGATCGGCAGCGCCCATGAACAATTGCAGATTGCCCTTGTCGACGTCGGCGAGGAAAGTCCTGTCGACCTTTTCCCGGCCGATCTGCTCAGGTACGCCGCCTGGCTCGATCTTGTGAAACCCCTGACCTGCGTAGAAGAAGATTCGTTCCCCTGCCCGGATAATGGAATAAGGCGCGAACAGCCCCTTGTCCTGAGTGATGCGGTCGATCTGGAAAACGATCGGCGAGCCCGGCACAAAGGACATCCGCCGGATCGCCTGATCCTGAAAATTGATCCCCGCCTCGCCGCCCGCGACGCCGCGGACGATGCCGCCATCAGGGAAGTCCTGAAAGTCAGAGGAATTCGTGCCGGAAGTCCAACTGGCGGAGCTGTTGAAGCTGTTCAATCCGGACCACTGGACGCGGAATGGCGTCGAGAGCAATCCTGACAACACCAGGAAGCGCCCGACCACACTGATGTAGGCCGCTTGCGGCGGCGAGCCGAGCGCATCGGAAAATGCTGCTGCTGACGAAAGATCGAATACCTGCAGAACCGCATTGGCCTGTGTCGCAAAAACCAGGTTACCCGTTTGCGCGAATTGCCATTGCGCCGTGGAGGACACCGCCGAATAGACCGACCCGCCCTTTGAAACATCGGTCCAGGTGAAGTCCGTGTTGTTGAGCTTATAGAGTCTTGTGCTCGTGCCGGCGAATGTAATCACGCTGCCGTCCGATTTCAGCGCGTAGAAGGCGCCCCTGCAGGCCGACGGAAGCGACGACGTGTAAGCCGAAAAGGATGGAAACGGTCCGTAGCCATCGCCGCGCGGAATCACATTCAGAATATTCCGGGTGGCTTGGCCTTCGTAGTCGCTGACATCCGGGCGGTAGTCGCCAATAGCAAGAAGCGGCATTATTCAGCGGTCCAGGTTTTGGGGTGAATGATAGCTGGCGTCCATGTTTCGGCCCTTTGCGGATTGTCGAGCCACGCACCAGACGAGGTGACCTTGCCCGTCCACGGTTCGCTCTCAATAAAATTTCCCCGCCAGCCATCGGTGTCGAACGGTCGCGGAAACCACGCCTCGAAATCGCGCGTGTAGTTCGCCTCAAAGCCGGCGACAGCGAATGAGCCCATGCCGAATGATGCCGACGTGACCAGCGGCGCGGCATTTCCATTGATGGCGAATGCGACCGCGGATGGCGAAAACCGGACCATAAACGCTGCCACGCTACCGGCGATCGCATAGCCGCCAGCATTGCCGGCCAACCGGAGTTGAATCGCCGCGGCGTTACCGGCGGTCAACAAGCTACCGGCCGAAACGGCAAACCTCTCGCCAAATAACGCGACATTGCCTGCGGCCAAAACAGCAGCCGCATTCGCGCGCTGCGATAGATTGAAAAAGGGCATCTGGCCCGTGACGGCGAAAGCGACTGCGCCTGCGCTCAATACCGTGTTCGTTAGCCCACGGGCCGGCAATTGCCCCGGCGCGAGCCGCCCGAGCGCATCAAAACCGAGAAGCGACATGCCTCACTCACGCGGGTCGGCGGAAATCGCGGCGGCATTGGCGGGCCTGACCTCGATTTCGATGATGCTATTTGCCACACCTTCGATCATTGCAAGCGCACCTTGCACCAGGCTCCATTCGGCTCCGGTAGTCGGGACAATCCCATGCGCACGCTGCAGATACATGACCAGCGCCGCCGCTTGTTTCTTGTTCACGAGGGCGTCTCCTGTTTGGCGGCGAGCGCAATTGTCAACTTACAGCCCACACACCCCAGGAGAAGCCCCTGGTTGTGACGCCGGAGCCGGTGAATATGCGCCAAGTATTCGTGCCGGTGTCGAAACCAATGCTGTATGTGTTCGCGGCGGGAGTGGTCGAAAGTGTCCACAGGCCGCTGGAAGCCAGCACCGAAATTCCGGCAAACGTCCCGAGGAAGGCGATAATCCAATCACCTGTGGTATTACCTTCTCGAATGAAGATAAATCCAGCTTGGTTCCCAAGGATCTGGACGCTCGAAGACGCCCCGACGTTGGTTATTGTTGCCGTCTGCAAATGCGGTTGGCCTGCCGCCGTCGATGGAACGATCTTGCCGCCGACGGACAACGCGCCGCCAACGCCAAGGCCGCCGGCAAACTTGCCGGAGCCTGTCGTTGGGGAAGTGGATGCCGTGCTGTCACTGACGGCCAGTGCTCCCGCCAGGGTGCTGACGCCAGTAACGGCGAGCGTGCCGGCAACGCTGATATTGCCGGTGAAAGCGTTGCTGGCCTTGGTCAGCGAGGGCAAATCCTCCGCAAGCGCAACGATCGCAACTTGCGGCACTGTCGAAAACGATATTTTCGCCGTTGTGCCGAGCGAGTTGAACAGAACGGTGGTGCGCGCAAAAACGCCGGTCGCGCTGTTGTAGGCTCCGAAGCCCACTTCCCATTGTGAAAGGTCGGCGCTTTCGGCGCGGTAACGATAGACGACGCCGTTGACGGCGCCGGCGGCTGTCGGGCCCTGATATCCGGTTGCCGCGACGGCAACGGCCCAGTCGGTGGTGCCGCCCGCAACGGGAGTGAACCGGCAGATGTCGAGAAATTCAGCCATCTCAGGTGATCGTCAGAACCGGCGAGGCAAGACTGACGGTGAACGTGTTTCCATTGGTCAAGGTGATCGCTGTGCCGTAATCCCACCAGCCGATCAGCGGCTGAGTGGCCGACGTTGAATTGTAAAGCACGGCAAATTCAAACGGTCCGATCGAGCCGCCGGAAGCCGTCCACGCCGGATTTGTGCCGCCGGACAATGAGAACGTGCCGGAGCTCTGAACGCCGGTAATGGCGCCGATCGAAACGCCTCCCGCCGCGTATCCGTTGGCACTCGGAAGATCGGCAGGCGTGTTGTATGCGGTGTTCGTCGCCAAAGGCGCGGTGTTGGTGAGGTACACCTTATAAACCTGCGCCGTGCCCGTCTTCATGTCGTGCAGCGCGTGCGCGACGTCCCCGACAAAGCAATTGAACTTGTTGAATGATGCCATCGCTATGGTCCTAGATGATCTGGCCGGAGACGCTGACCGTCATTGGTCCGGCGTTGAACGTCGATGTCAGCCCAAGATTGTTGAGATCGTTCAGCGCCGCGGAAAGGCCGAGTGCCCAGATCTGGATGCGGCCGTCTTCCTTGATGTAAGGAGCAGATTCCAGCAGCGCGCCGTAGAGATAAAGATCAGGGGCTTTTTCCAAGAGCCAATTAGTGGCATTGGATGCAAGCGGCGGAATGCTCTGCCGGTACACCATCTCGATGGTGTAGGCGGCGTTCGGTGTCGGCGCCAATTCGATCTCTTCGCCAAATACCGTGAAGTACCGCGGCTGGCCGCCGAGATCGGACCTGGCGAACCGGTACTCGTCCATCTGCGTACCGGATTTGAATTCGAGGCACGGCTTTCCCGTCACGCTCGAAAGCCTGACGCGGCGCATGGACTGGAAGTCCGCCGGCAGCGAGATAAATTCCGGCTCGCCTGATGCGGTGTTGACCAGCGCGGTTGAGCGCTGCTCCATTTGGCGCACGAATAGTTGCCGGTTGAACTTTGCTTCCGCGAGCTGGATGAAAGTCGGGATGCGGACAATCAGGGTCGCATCCTGATCTCTTGCGAGATATTCGATGACCGCCGCCTGCAGCGATGTGTAGTCGATGATTTGTGTCACGCAAGCTCCGCTGACCAGCCGGATTGCAGTCTCGGCCGGTCGGTTCGCAAATAGGCCCATTCGGGATCGCCGAGTTTCTTCTGGACGATCTGATCGAACTCAGGGGTAAACATGCGCAGATGCGTGTTGCCGGCGGCATGCTGCTCATCAAGCCATTTGACGTAAATGACGTTTGGGATCCGCGCGACGTGCCGGCCCCAATCGCTGCTCTGTTCGCAGCGGCGCGATTGCTTGTTCCATTCCAGAATCGGTTCGACGTCCTGGACATGCTCGATCGCCAGGTCTTCACCATTGCTGTCGAGATGAGGCCGGATCAGAACGCCGTCCATCATGACATTTCCGTGACCCACAGCGTTCCCGCTGTCGCAGTGACGAGGCCGTTGGTGCTGGCCTTGATGGCGGAGATGCGCTGACCGGGACTGACGATCACGTATTCGATCGCGTTGGCCGGAAGATACGCATCGGCCGTTGTCGCATTCTGCGCACCGTCGCCGATTTTGTAACAACAGCCCGAATTGGAGACCAGACGAAGCTGGTAGGTCTCGGGACCGAACGCATTCGCGATGGCCACGCTGGCATCGAATGCGATCGTCTGAGACGAACCGTTCCGAGAAGATGGTTGTTTCGGAAAGAACGACATTTACGCGGCCCTCACGCTGACGGAGTAATGCATCGGAACCGACACGCCCGAGGCACCGGAAGGCGTCAGGACGATCACGTCATCCTCGTTCAGGTAAGCGGGTGATGGCGGCGTCACCGAAAACAACTGCCCCGCGGCCGAGCCTGCCTGGGTCACCGTGAAACTCGCAAGCGTGGTCGAATTGGCCGATAGGGTAACAGCGGCATCCGAGGTGGTGATGGCGCCGCCGAGAATGCCGGTCGCCTTCAGAAGCCTGCAACGGAAGGGCACGCGGATGTAAGCGGCGACAGGGCTAGCGCCGCAGGACGGCGTATAGGCCGTAAGGTCGGTGGTGTTGAGCGTATGATTGCCGGGAAGCGACATCTAGGGAATCTCCAGAAGAATGGGCGATGAAATGGGCGTCGGCACGAGCGAGGTGGCGAAGCAATCCGGCAGCCGTCGCTCGGCTTTCGGATCGCTTCGCCCTAGCTCTTGCTGACGAGGCCGATCAGGATGCGGTGTTATCGAACACGCCGCCGCTGGCTTTTTCGTTCCGGGCGACCAGCGCGTACTCCGCCAGAATCTGGCAGCGATCGGAGTCGCCGGTTTTGGCCAGCGGGACCGAGATCATGTTGCGGCCGTTCAAATAGGCGACCGCCCATTTGTCCATCTCAAGCACCAGCACATCCCGAGCGCGCTGGAAGCGGTTTGCCACCACCTTGAGCTTGCCGAAGTCGGACTCGTAGGCGTCGACCGAAGCCACGATCTTCTTCGACTTGGCTTCCTCGATCGCGGTGGCGCGGCCGGTGAAGGTCGAGAACACCTGTTTGTTGAAGGCGCCGGTCAGAATCGTGCCCGGCTTGCCGCCATTGATCCAGATCGAGGACAGCACGCTCTTCAATCGCGCCTCCGTGAAAGCAATCTGGGTGCCATCGCTGCGTGTACCGGTGCCGTCGGTCACCGATGGATCGGCAGGCGAACCGGCGCTGCCCTTCGAGGTGTTGGATGCGATCCATGACAGGATCGAAGCCGTAAGCCGCGGCGTGGTGGTGTTGCCACTTACCTTGGCCTGGTTGGTTCCGACAAGGATAGTCTCGATGTCGCGCTTGAGCTCGAGGCCTTTCAGCATTTCCTGATATGCCAGTTCGTTGTCGCGGCCGGCGTGATCGACGGCCTGCTGGGTGCCCGAGACGCGTGCCACCTTGTAGGAGATCTGGCAGAGATTGCCCAGGCGAACCGTGGGCGTGCTCACGGTCGTGGTGGGATCGTCGCCTTCGAGCTGCGCATTCGCCGCGGAAGCCGCGGCCAGCGCCTGGGTTTGCCATTCGTGATTGACGGCCGAGGCTTTTTCCTTTTCGGCGCCGCTCATGAAGGGCGTGTCGGTCGGATCGATCCGATAGATCATATCCGAGAGATCTTCGCGGTTGCCAACCGCCTGATAGGTGGCAAAGGTTGAAGTCGGTAGAGACATGGTCATTCCTTGCAATTGTCCAGCGCTCTGCGGTCCGAAGCTGCGCGGGGCGCAACTGGAAGCCGCGCTCTTTGAGCGAGCCGGTGCGATCGAGTCCGCCAGGCGGACGTGGATGGGTTCAAGATTCTGAAGACCTCGGCGGCGCGATGGCGCGGAAGCATCGCTTCCGGTTCGGCTTCCATGATGTCTTCGCCGGGCGCCTGCTCTATTGCAGGGTCGGCGTTGGCTCGCGCCAATTCATTTGCTGCGGTCGCCCGAAGAGCGCGCTCGGCAGCGAATTGTTTGTCAGCTCATGTCGTCTCTCATGGTCTCGTGCCGACATGAAAAAACCCGCGATCGGCTTTCCCCGACGCGGGCCTGTCATTCTTTCGATGATGAACTTATGCCGGTGATTTCCCCGACGTGTCAAACTTTTTTGTTGCACGTGTTGTCGCGATGTTGAGCATTGATTAAAGCGCTTCGCGAACTGCTCAGCAGAGCGCCATGCGCGCGCCTGAGGGGACGGGCTCGAACGGCCGGCGGCGGAACGGCCAGCTTATTGCGTTCGCCTGCCGAGATACCTGATCGGTCTGTCGTCCGCTGGAGAGCCAGGCCGGCAGCGATGGCTCCTGCGAATCGATTCCCAGAAAATCTGTCCAATCTCCGATGCCGTTGCCATCCCCGATCGGTTTCGCAACACCCTGGAGCCGCGCCATTTGCGACCCTTGACCGTAGTCATTAAATGGCGACCGCGGTTTGCTTGCCGCGACGGGTCTCTGACATACGCGCCGCTGCGCATGAGAAACTTCGCCGGTACGTAACCAGTTAACTGGCGATTTCGCTCGGTGCCAACATAAAAACGTGGGTCTGTCATATCTTCGCTCGGCCATCATAAAGTCGGCGCATACCAATACCGCTCGTCGTCGCCATCAAATTCAATCTCTCCAATCGTAATTTGGTAGAAATTTCCGAACAGCTCACTCGCACGTCCTTGCTGGTTGATGAGCAGTTTCTGTGGAGAAAAATGCGACATCGCCGCCTTCCATTCGGGCGTTCTTTGCGACAGTGGCAACACGAACTCTCCCGTCGTGTCGTAAAATACGTCAACTATCGTTTCGTTCCCTATTACAAGTGTCTCGCATCTGCCGAGCTTCTGCTCTACGCCTTGCTCGACAAACCAAATCATTTGGCATTGCGCCAGATATCTATCGATCGGAGAAGCGTGGATACGAAACGCCTCCGCATAGAGCCAACGAAACAGAGGCGATCCGCGTCGTACGTAGAAGGGATTCAGAGCGATGGCCAAAATCACGACAAGGATCGCGGTATCTTTCCATCTGTGCCGAAACAAGGCACCCAAAAAAAGGAAGAATAAAACAAGCAAACAGACGAAGTATATCCGTGCCAACGGGGTAAACAAATCGGGATGAGAGAACGCCAGAAGCGTCATCCCAAGCCGGCTCCCGACAATCAGAGCGAGCAACACATATTTTAAAAGACCCGGCTTCCACCAGGATAGTCGCGGTCGCATATCGCTGGCACTCGGTTCAATGGTCGGAGTCGACGGGTTTGCACCAGAACTCATGTTGCCCACGATCGGCTACGTTCCGGGCCATCCCGCAGATATCCGCAGCCCTCTACTTCTGGTAGAACAAACCAGAAACTACGTCAATCGTTGCGCAAGCCCTTCGCCACCCAGACCGCGCTCAAATGATTCCGAAACGCTTCCGTCGCTCGGCGAGTTGCGCGAGTTCTTTCAACTCAGCCTGGGCCAATTTGCCGCTGGTGACGATCGCGGTCAGATGATCGCGCACCTTGCCGACGATATTGATGGCGAGAAACAATTTTTCACGGGCGCTGATGTCTTCGATTGCCGTAGCGCGCCATGCGGCGATGTAGCTGTCTTCGAGCCCAGTGAACGCTTCGGTCAGCAACTCGCTTTCGAGCATTTCCTGGGCTCGCATGGCCTTTGCCACGTCCTGCTCGAGCCTGCTTTCATCACTCATTGGATGTGCCCCGTCCGTTATCGCTCTGCTGCATTTTCAGCTCATGGCTATGTGCGGTAGCCGCGACGCCAAGCGCGGCCTCGGCGACCTCCATCTGATGTTGCGCTTCCGCGTGCTGCATTTTCTGCTGCCCGATCGCGGCCTTCAGGTGCGCATCGAGCAGAGACATCTTGGCGTCGAGCTCAGCCTTGATCCTTGCCAGTTCGATCTCGGCCTGCATCTTGACTTGCTGGTGAACGGCATCGCTCTGCGCCTTCTGTTGCTCAAGCTGCGCCTTGTGCGCGGCCGCGCCCTGATCGGCCTGTGCCCTCGCCTGCATGGCGAGCAGCTTTGGGTCGGGTGGCGGCGCGGGCGGCGTCGGCGGCGTGTGCAATAATTGTCCAGTCCGCGGATCGACAGCGGTGGGGTCGCAGAAGAACCGGTCGGGGTTTTTGTGCCCCATGATCCGGGTCAGTTCAGCCGCGGTGTTGTAGAGTTCGCGGTCGCCGACCAGGTTGCTTTTGCCGCCGGCGATCAGTTGCTTCTGGACGTTCGCCAAAGCCATAAGTTGCGCGAATTGCTGCGCCTTGCCGCCCGAACCCAGCCCGACATTGATGGTCATGTCCTCGCGCGTTTTCCATGTCCTCGGGTCGACATTGATCCAGGCGTTTCGCAGCCGCACCGTCTGTTGTTGCTGGCCGTGCTCGCGTATGGTGCCATGCAGCAGCGCGAAGATGTCGCGCACGCCTTCGGCCATGATCCGCGCGATCAGCTTTATCCGCATTTGCGAGGCTGAGAACACCTGCGCCACCGCCGTCGCCGACTGGTTCTGCAATGCGTTCGCATCGATGCCCTGGCTCTGTTTGTTGAGCCCGCTGCGGGTTTCCAGCTCGGCGTCAAGATATTGCAGCATCGGAAAGATCGATCCGGTGATATCCGGCACCACCTGCCAGTTCAGCCCGCCCGCGGTCTTGGTGCGGACCACGCCGCCGGGACGCGACACCAGGAGATCGTCGAGCGTATTGGCGCCGGCATTGCTTTCAGCGACTTCCACGCGCGGGTTGTTATGCAGATAGAGATTGTCCAGCGCACCGCGCTTGAGCGCGGTCTTCTCCCGCTGCAGCGGCATGACCAGCTCGGCGATCGAGCGGCCAAAGAAGCGGTGCGTCATCGGCACCGGCGTCGTGGTCGCAAACGGAATGGCGTCGAAGGGCGTGATGCATTCCCTGCCACCCTTGCGCAGGATCTCGCCCTGGTCGCCGCCGGTGATCACCTGATACAGGCATGGTCGGCCGTTGCCCTCATAATCCATCCGCACATAGTGCTCGGTGATACGAACCAGCCGCGCCGCCGAGTTTGCCTCGCCGGTGATGGTGCCGAAATGCTCCTGCACGGTGTCGCGCGCCAGCGTCTCGATTTCGGTATTGCCGGTGTAATCATCGAGCGACCTGACCTGGTCTTGATCGAAGCCTTCCGCGACCAGTTGGCCCTCGGTCTTGGTGACGACCTCGTGGAAGCAATAGTTGCAGTCGCGAATATTGCGGGCGCCGCGCTCGATGCCGAATTCCTCCGGAGGAACGCCCATCACCCTCGCCTGGGCGAGTTTTCGCGTCGTGACGAGTGTAACGTCGTGTGTGATAGCGGAGGTAACGTCCTGCGACAGGCCCAGCAAAGGTACAGCCGTATTCATCAGCTCGTTGCTCCCATGAGTTGTTGGTTGTCTTCGAGAGCGCCAGCATGGGTGTGAACGGTATGCGCCGCGATGTTCATCGCACCGCCGGATTCCATCACGGCTTGCGCCAACAGCGCGAACTGATCGTCAGTCAAATCGTAATAGGTCTCGCGGCTTTCTTCCTCGCGCTCTTCCCACCACACCTTGACGATCCCGACCTTGGACAGCAGCGCGTCTTTGATGAATGAATAAAGGATCATGAAGCCGGGGTTCTGCTGCATGAAAACGTGATTGACGTAATCGGTCTCCTGCTGGGCCGCAGCTTCGTCCTCCGGGCCGACCGGCTCGAAGCGGACGACTTCGTCGGAGCCCGCAAAGATATCCATCAGCGAGGGCATCAAGCCTTCGATGGTATCCGCGACATCGGTCGAGACCGCGCGCGAGCGGCCGTCCTGCGCCGGCATGTCCTTGCGCATATCGCCGAGATAGTAATCCATCGCGTCGGCGCGATCTTCCATCAGCCGCGCGGCCGAGATCGCCGCCAGCGCATTGGCCTTTTCGGAGGCGAGCATGGATTTGAGATCGTCGTTAGACATCTTGGGCATGGATAAAGGTCTCGGGTTGAAAGAGTAAGGATGTGGGTCCGTCTCGATGCAAAGCATTAAGCGCGGAATATCGATTTCGCCCCGAGCGCAATTGCACTCAGGCTCGCGAATTCACGCCGATGAAGGGCTTGCGGATCGGAAAAGGCGAAGGTGGTTCAGGCTTGGCGCTGGCCGCGAAGCAAGAGGCCGAGCAGCCCACCGGCTGGCGGCGCAGTTTGGTCCGGATTGTTCGGATCGATGCCCGCCAGCGCTGCGAGTCGGCCGGCAAGGCCGCCGATGAATTCTGGGGTTGAGGCTGGGAGAAGAGCTACCGGAGTACTAGGAAGGCCTAACCTGAATGCTCCGGGCTTTGGTCCGCCCCCTGCAGGCAAGTTCCAGATCGGCGGCGGTGCGGGAGAGTTCGGCATTGGCTTGCCGCCAAAAATGCCTAGCGGTCTGGAAGACTGTGGCTCGGGCGTGTTGCGACTGGAAACAGCTGGCGCGCTTGTGTCGAATACGGACGCCGGCGATCGGTCCACAATCCGCCGGGATAAAATTCGCACCGGCTCACTGTTCAAGTTATTGTCCGTCGCTCCTGCCCGCGACTCCTGCACCAGCGGCTCTGCTTCAGGAGGAAATGAAATGAGCTCCGGTGCGCCACTTAGTGATCTTGGACTTATTACTCTGGGAACATCAATTGGATCGACTGTATCCGGATGAGCGCGCAGAATACGATCTCTGGCTTCGTTGTTTCGTGCAGCCTGTTCGACCCGCTCGATCGTTCGATCGATGTTGTCGATAACGGAATCGATTATCGAATTAGGATCATCAGCAAATGCCTTCGCCCCAATTGCGTATTGCTTGAACCTTTTCAGATCCTGAACCGTGCTGTCTCCAAAGTCACTTATTAACGGTTTTTGCGTGCCGCCTTCGAAATACGACCCTGCTCCGTTCAAATAGTAATCAAGAACATCGTTGGCTTGAGCGCTGATCTCAGCTCTGTGCGCTTCCGTTATCGTAGTAACCGTGCCGTTCGGTGGAGGTAGAGGTCTTTTTTCTATAGTAGCCATATTAGCTCCCGATCGTTTCGGCCACGACCTCATCGATAGTCGAACCTAAGATAAAGCGTGCCCGCACGTTCGTTCTGAATAAATAAGCCGCCTCTGGCTCGGGTTCCCTTAAAGAAGGAAACTCGAGATAGCAGGTTGCGCGGGTCAATGATTTTGCTTTCAGCGGCGAGGTCGAAATAGCAGCAACTTGGGTCGCTTGCATACAATCGAACGGAAGCTTGCTCAGGCTCCCTGCGAGATACGAAAATGCTGACCGTCAGCCCCAGGGGTTCTATTTTCGCGCGACATATCTCGTCGAACGAACACGTCAGCGAGTTGGCGTCCTTACCGATCTCGGTTTCAACCCCCACCTCGACGCTATAGTCGGCGGCAAATGCGGAGCTGACCAACAAAGCAATGCCAAAGACACCCAGAACAGTGGTAAACAGAGGTTGTCCGGTGCTTCTCACGTGACGCTCAGGCCAGTTAGAGTTTAGCGACAGTTTTTTCGGCTATCGCAGATCGAAACGGCTGTCTTGATGCGAAAGCATCGTAAGGATTTGCTGGCTGCGCGCGATAAGTAGTAAAAGACGTTACAACCAGAGATAGAACATACCGAGAACTTAGTCAATCGGTCTGTGGCGGTTCGGCCTGAAGCCGTTCTAGAGTCTGCATTGCCGGAGTGATCGCCGTTAGACATCTTGGGCATGGATAAAGGTCTCGGGTTGAAAGAGTGAGGGTGTGAATCCATCTCGATGCAGAGCATCAAGCGCGGAATCAATTTCTTCCCGAGTGGAGTTGCGCTCAGGTTCGCTAATTCACGCCGATGTGGGTTTTAGGCTTGAGGCACCAAGAGACTGCCGGATGAATTCGGAGAAATTAGGTAATATTATACAGCTTATCTTGACGCCAGTCCTCTAAATGTACATATCTCTGTACATACCCCCCCAATGCCCGTGTACAAAGGGGCGGGAGAGCAAGATGGCATATGTTTCTTACACCGAACTTCGTAACAAGCTCGCGTCCTACATGGACGAGGTTTGCGACAACCGCACGCCCCTGTTCGTAACACGCCAGAATGCCCGCACTGTGGTGCTTATGGCGGAGGACGAATACGAGGGTCTGATGGAGACCGTTCATCTCCTAAAGAGCCCAGCCAATGCGGCCCGCCTTCTCCGCTCTATCAAGGAAGCCGATGAAGACAAACTTACTGAGCGCGAATTGATCGAACCAGCGAAGGTCGGTTAGGCAGCGGAATGAAGACCGCTTGGACTGAGGATGCCTGGCAAGATTATCTTCATTGGCAGAAGGAGGACCAGAAGATCCTCCAAGTCATCAACGATCTGATCAGAGATATAAAACGCGATCCGTTTAAGAGGCTCGGAAAACCAGAGCCCCTTAAACATGCGCTTCAAGGATGGTGGTCTCGACGTATCTCAGGCGAACATCGCTTGATTTATCGCGTTTCTGGAAAAGGTGACGTCCAGCAACTCGACATCGCCCAATGCCGCTATCATTACTAGCGGGCTTTTTGCTTTCGCGCCGCGTAGCGCAACGCTGGGCGCGCCAGCCTCCGGCAAATGGTGACAGTAGCTAATCCCCTTTAAACCCATCCCTCATACCCAGCCCTGCTCTTTATATTGGATGGCCCGGTTGAAACTCGCTGCCCTGCCCGGCTCCTCGTAACAGATCGCCATCAGGCCGAGCGCGTCGGCGGCGTGGCTCGACCAGTCGTGTTCGGGGCCGAGTCCGACGTTACGGTTGTCGTCCTTGCGCTCATGGTAGAAGCCGATGGCGTCGCGGCCCGGTTCGGTGGTCGTCTCGTTCCACCAGATCTGCGGGCCGAGCCGGCGCAACGCTTCGATGCGCATCATCGCCGCGCCCTTGCCCTGGTTCTTCACTGGCGGTTCGACCTTGAAGCCGGCTTCGCGCAAATGATCCTCATAGCGCTTGCCGGTGACGTTGTTCTGGTTCACGCCGTCATGCGGCAGATAAAGCATCGCCTGCGCATAACCTCTGGAGCGCAACCAGTTGACGTGAAACGCCAGCACCTGGCCAATGCTTTCATAGTAGTCCAGAACGCGAATTTCAGCGCCGACCCATTGCACAACCCAGATCGTAAAGGCATCCGCATGCGCGCCCGCGCCGCCGATGTCGATGAAGGCGCGCAGCGGCAGCAGCGGATCGGCGGCAACCTTGCCGATGCGGCCTTGCGCCCGCGCCTCCGAAAGCATCTGCGCGAAGTAAGCGCCTTCGAAAGCTCTCACGTAATCGCCTTCCCAGATATGCTCGTACCGATCCGGAAATAGCGACAGCTCCAGCCGGCGCTCGTCTTCCAGCACCGACGGGAACCACGGATTGTCGCGCCAGTTGGCGTTGACCGTGATCGCGCCCGGCGGATTCTTGCCGCGAAAAAAATCGTCAATCGGGTCCGATTTGCGCCTGGGATTCCAGCTCGCCCACAGCTCCGAGCCTTCGCTCCGGATCGTGGGGCGCAGCAGCGAAAGGCTGCGCGCGCTCAGATTTTGGGCCTCGTCGATCCAGGCAATTCGAAAACCTTCAAGCGATTTGATCGATTCCGCAGTGTGATCCTGCATGCCCCTGAAAATGATGAGGCCGCCCCCGGGTGTCTCGATTTTATCGCTATACAATTTGAACTGATGACCGAGGCCGAGGCTGGCGATCTTGCCTTCGATCAGGCGCTTGGAAGACTGTGCCAGCGTGCGTTGCGCCTCGCGAATGCAAACCGCTGACGTGCCGCGCTCGGCCTGACAGGTCTCGACGATCAATTCGCCGAAGAAGTGCGACTTTCCCGAACCGCGGCCTCCGTAGACGCCCTTGTAGCGGGCGGGTTTCAGCAGCGGCTCGAAAATTCTAGCTGTCGGAATTTTCAGGATGGACAATGACGCGCTCGATTCTATGGATCAATTCGAGAGCGCCATCATCGCCGTTCTCGATTGGCTGCGTAGCCTTGCCCCAGCCGCGATCCAGAACAGCGTTGGCCGCGGCGATCCGCGCCGGCGGCGGCGCCTTGGTGTTGCGCATGACACCGACCAGTACGTTCAGCGCGGTCCTGGTATGGCTGCGGGCCAGTGAGCGGATTTCAGTGAGCGTCTTGGGCATTGTCACTCGTGGCCGGGCTCGTCCCGGCGATCCCTGTATTTGCTTGGCGCGTGTCTTCGAAGAGATTTTTCGCCCAGGCACACTCGCAAGCTCCCATATCCACGTGATCCATCGCGAGATCGTCGAAATCGCCTTGCCCGCGAACGGGCATCACACCACGATTGAACGAAAGGATTTCCGCGCTCAC